ACACGAAGCAAAGGTTCCTGACTTTGAACATTGGTGTGAGCAGAAAAGAACTAAAGATCAATTAGATGCTTATTACACTGATTCACAGACTACCTTAGACGAAATGAAAGAACATAACCCTGACTTGTATAAGAAAGCAATTCAGATATTTGTTAAATATTTAGATAAATTTGAAAGGAAAACAAATGGCTAATAAATACATAAAAACTATGAACATAACCTTATATCCTAACTCAGAGGGTAAGGCTACACATGGTAACTCTAATTGGAAACCATACAAAGATGGCTCCCCAGCAGACATACATCTTAGAAAAGATGCTAAGTATTCTGTAAAACTATTTGGTAATGATGATGGTACATTTGGTCTTGCCGTATCAGAGGTGGTGCAAGGAGTCTACACAGATAGTATATCTGATGGAGTATCACAACCTGGGATGAGATCACTTGCTGCATCAATAGACCCACCAAAGCCTAGTCCTATATCAGCACTAAAAGACGAGCTTGATGATGAAATTCCATTCTAAATCATACTATTCCACACAGGAAGCTACCGAACTGATGTTTGGAGATACACCAAGCAATAGAAAAAGACTAATACGACTACTGCAAACAGGAGAAGTCAAAGGTAAAAAGTTTGGTAAAAGATGGTTTGTATTCGCAAGTGAGATAGATGCAGTAACTGTATTCGAGGACTGCCCAAAAGCATTAGCAGAATATGAGCTAGAAGCAAACGTCAAAAGCTACAAACCTGTATCTCCACAAGTCCATGCAGGAGTATCTGATCTAGGTGGCATTATTATTGATTCACAAAAGCACGATTACAAGCATGGATCAGCTAGAAATGGCACTAGATTTAGTCACAAAAAAGAGGATAAATAATTATTTCTTTTTCTTTTTGGACATCATTATCTTTTTTTGCAAAGCACTAGGCAATGTCTTTTGCTTTGCAGTTAGACCTTTACCAGCCATCTTCTTTTTCGCAGGTGGTCTACCTCTTGTTTTACCATAAGTTCCTTTACCCATAGGCATAGCAGTCTCCTTTTTTAGTTGTATGTATTCGTAGTTACTTCTTTTTTGCTTTATTGCGTCTACTAATTGATGCAGCTTTTCTTTTAGCATCAGCTTTACTACTAGCACCCCATGCACGAAGCGACAATAATAATCTTGTAGGCTTTCCATTTTTCTTTTCAGGTCCACGCATACCTCCCATTCTAGCTAGAAAACTTGCTCGTCTTGGATTGTCTCCCCTTTTTACAGGAGCTTTTAATGTACCACCCTTATATGATGCACGACCTTTGGCATTTAGTCCACCCTTGGGATTCTTTCCTGCCTTACGTTGCCATGCTGGAGTCCTAGGCACTATCTACGTTCCTCATTCTCTCACATAATCTCTCTGCACGATTAGTAACTTGCTCATACCATTTACTATCTTGCATCTGATTAGCTGCTTCTTGCCAATCTTTATCTAATACAGCTTTCTTCATCTTGTGGAACCTAGAAAGCCTTGGTCTGCCTAAATTAAACATCATATTGCCTATGATTTTTTGCACTTCTTCTGGTAAATTATCAAAGTCATCATACAAATATCTACATTCTTCTAATGTTACATTTATATCTTTTTCAAACAACTCATTAACCCTTTCATCTGATACAGTTGTACCTACAGGCTTGTCATATTCTTCATCCCATTCAGTGACCAAATGACCCACACCTAGCGTCTTTAAATTTAAATGGTCTAAATACACAGAGTTTACACAACCCTCATCTGCCTTTATTTCACTTTTTAAATCTTCTATCATTAAGTAATCTTTCTGTATCTTTTCGTTTTTGCTGCAATCTTTTTGGGCTGTTTAGATACCTGTTTACCTGATCTACTTGCTCTGCGTTTAGCAGCCGTAGTCTTGGCGTATTCTTTGGAACTAAGAGCCTTAATTGCTTTTTCAGGAAGATAACGTTCACCTGTAGCCTTTGACCCTTGTGTACTAGGCTTGCCACTCTTGGTTCTCCACTTTTGTTTTGTCCAAGACTTTAATGATCTTTGTCGTTTTGTGAGTGCCATTACTTATATCCACCACCTTTAGCCTTGTATTGTTTGGCAAGCATCTGTGCTTTTCTAGCTGACCATTGTCCAGGTCTGCCACCTTTACCACTAGCCTTTATCCTTTGAAATAGTTGCTTTCGCATAGTTGGCTTTGTGTAATTACCTGACTTGTTTACTGTGGATTTAGCCATTACTTCTTCTTTTTTATCATCTTGTTTAGTGTTCTAGCTTGGCTTGCGTGCATCTTAGATGCTTTATTCAAAGCCTTTGCTACCTTCTTTACTTTCTTTACATTAGCTTTTGTTTTCATTTTTTTGCAACCTTTTTTGTTTGTAATCTTTGTTTAAACCTCAATGAATTTACATGACGATAATAAAAATAATTACCTATTTTATTAAAAAACCTAGATAATTTCAACCAAAACCACATCATCTTTGAATTTTCCCTTTTTGTTGACGTGTGTATTCTTAGATGCCTAAATAAATCTTGCATTATTTCTTCATGTTTTCCCTTGCAACACCTTTTGATTTCTCGAATGATCTCATACCACCAAGTCCTAATAATGATAGTGTTAATGTCATCAACTCTCCTGTGTTCAACTCAGGCAGTATAACATCAGGCATCCATATACTTGTAGCCCATTCTGCAATCGGCATCAAAAAAAATTGTGTTAATAAACCTAATGCACAAATCCACATGATAGCTGGTCTAGCTCCAGCAACAAACAAACTAGGATGTTTCGCTTGAACAACATTAGCTTCTATCTGACCTTTGGCTAGTTCTTGTGCGTGTTTCTGTGCAATCGTAGCTAAGTCATGTGCTAGTTTATTCTTCTGGTCTTTGTCCTCTATAAACTTACCAAGTAAGTTACTTACTGGACCTATTAACGCTGTTAACATTGTTGTCTCCCTTATGTTCGTGACCCATCCATATACCAAATACACCAGTCATTACACCCATAACCACAGATACAAACGCAGATTGACTAGCTGTTGGTGCATCTAAATCCATAAACCATTCGGCACATCTCCAGGACATTATTGTACTAGCAAGCATCATAAATCTTGGTAGTATCTTCCATTTTAAAAAAGTTTCTACATTCATTGTATTAAAATCTCATTTAATCCAAAGCCTTCAAGCAAAACTAAAGTAAAAAATAACAAAAGAATACCACCTGCTATCAACTTACCACTAAAGTTAGTAGAGCCAATCTTAATAGCAACAAACTCATTACCCAATATTCTCAGTGATAACTCAAAGCTATTTTGCCCTATGTCTAAGTTAACAATTTTCTTTTTATCTTCTGTCATTAGTAAACTTTCACTTTATTTTCATCTATTCGTGGTACAAGTTTACATATACAATTATATGTTACGTTCTCACCAGTAGCACTATCGTATGTTTGTTCACTTAAATATTTAGTATAGAATGTGCAGTCTGTGACATTCCTAAAGTATATCCCACCTTGAGACACACCATTAAGATAACAAGCTAACATAAATGCTGTCATATTATACCTTTCTTCTTAGCTATAATTCCTAGTACAGTCACAACACCTGCCAATAATGCAGTAATTAATATACTCAATATAATTTTCATGACTGTTTCTTTGATATACTCAATACGTTTTTGCTGTTTAATCATTGCTTCTTTTCTTGACTTACGAGCATCAGCACAGAACTGAACATAATCTTTGTATAGATTAGCACGACCATATAGTTGCATATACTCACGAAGTTTTTCTTGCTTAACTCGTATCTGTTCCAGTGCCATGAACTCTTCAAGATCATTGTCTTGTTTGCCCAACATATTAGTCCAGATACTATTCTTTTTTTTATGTAGATCTTGTCTAAGTTTTTCTTCAGCACCTACAAAATTAGAAATTGCTGATCCTGCTGAAGCTATATCCTTACCATTTTCGAGTGTTTGTTTTATAATTGCGAAGGCACTATTTGCTACCATTAGCATTTCAAGCATAATGTCACCTCAGTAGTAAACCTGCCATCATCAGTATCATTGTACCTGCTGTGCCAATCATAATATGTTCAATGCGTTTGATCCGTAAGATAGTTTCTTTCCATCTCTCAGCACACACAGCTTCGTGTGTATCTATCTGTGCTTTTACTTCACTAGCCTTAACCATTAATTTGCCTTTGAATTTTCCATAGCTTGTGTAGTTTCATCATTGCTAAGTGATGTCTTTAATGCTTGTAGATATTGTTGCTGTAATATATCGGCATCTTCAAAAGCATCTTTGAGATCATTGCTTTGCTTCTGATACTTGGCGATCTTGCTAACAAGTCTAATCTGCTCTACAGATAAATCTTCGGCTTGATATTCCTTGCCATCAATGTTGATTACGTTTGTTTGTTTAGTCATTACCAAGGCACTCCACTTGCTGTAATTGGTGTTTGTGATTCAGATATTTGATTTGATACATTAAGTTCAGAATTAGCTATGCCATCTGTACCTAGCTTGTCTTTTACCCATTGTATTGCATCTGCTTTTTTGACATCACTGAATGCTTTAAATGTTTGACTGCCAAGTTCAACACTAACAGTTTCACTCATAGAGCCAGTATGTGCCTTGCCATCTACTGTTTCTGTGCCATCAAGTTTGTACATTATTTCTGTAATAACATCAGACTTATCGCCCATTGTTATCTGTCTTTCCATGTCAACTATTGACCAAGTATATGTTATTGCCATTTTATGCTCCTTCTAATGCTGTTATTCTAGCTGTCAATGCTTCTATTGTAGCCTGTTGTTCTTGTAATGCTTTTGTTAATAAAGGTACTAATTTGGATTGGTCTATGGATTGATATACATTTTCAGTTGCAGTTTTTGTCCAAGTTTGACCATCTGCTTTTGCAGATTCAACAACATTTTCATACAGTATCTTTCCGTCTGCATCTTTGACTATACCTACATCTCGTGTTTCATCTTTAGTTCCAGTTATAGCTTCAGGCACTATGGATGCTACTTCATGTGCTAAAAAACCATCTACTGTAGTATCTGCATCTGTTTTAAAGTTAAATCTTGAAGGTTTAAGTTGTTTTAATCTTGTAGTTGCATCAAAATTATAATTAACATTTTCTTTTAATCTGTAATCAGAAGATGTACCAAAAGAAGTGCCACCTCCACTAGTAACAATATTCCCAACTGGTCCATTACCATTTAAAAAATTAATGTGTGCAACAGAAGAAGTTGAACTTCCTGCTGAAGATAGATGAGCATTAACACTTGTTATACTTGGTGAAAAACTAAAACCTGACACAGAAGAACTAGGGTCGGCTGTGCAACCAAAAAGTGTCGTTCCTGACGAATTTATTCTAACCCTCTCTGAATTATTTGTAACAAATGCCATAAGGTCATTTGAGGTATCACCAAAAATTCGTGTGTCTCCATCTCCAAACTTGTAAAAACCACCATCAGCTACTATTACATCATGATTAAATGTCGCTGTACCTGCATCAGACATATCAAGAGTAAGGGCAGTAATACTTGAGCCACCATCATTACCATTTATTTTAAAATCTGCATCACTTGCAGTTGTGACTATTGTTAAACCACTATTGTCAATAGACAGATTTGCAAATTCAGTGCCACCATCTTTTAATTTTACATCACCACCATCTGCATCCAGAATAATATCTCCCGGTGTATCAATAGTGAAATTTCCAGAAGTATTATCTATCTCTGCTCCACTACCATCTGTGTAAATAGAAACTTGAGAGTTAATAGTTGCTTGAGTAAATCTAACTTCAGAATTAAATGTTGCTGTACCTGCATCTGACATATCAAGTGTAAGTGCAGTTATTTCTGAACCATTATCATTACCCTTAAATAGTATGTCTTTATCTTGAGCAACAGATACAATTTCAAAATCAGTAGACGAATTTGCAAGTCTACCAAAAGTTGTGCCACCATCTTTTAAAAATATTCTACCATCATCTACGTCAATATTTAAGTCACTTGCAATATCTAATGTTAAGTCACCACTAGATAAGTCAATCTCTGTGCCATCTATTGTTATGTTATCTACTGCTAATGAACCACCAGTGATAGCACCAGTCGTTGTAATCGTACTTGAGCCAGTATCAATAGAACCAAAACCACTGGTTATTGATCCTGAGTTTAATGCACCAGTTGTAACTATACTTGAACTACCTGCAACAGCAGATGCACCTATATCTGATAAAACCTCACTTGCTGATCTACCCTCAATGCTTGTGCCGTTTACTCTTAGGAAATCGTCATCTGCAACACCAGATGTAAATATAGGAATGTTAGTATTTGATATGCCAAAGGTAAGTGCTGCTTGACCACCTATATCACTTAATACCTCACTTGCCGATCTACCCTCTATTGATGTACCTGCCACTCTAAGAAAGTCATCATCAGCTACACCACTTGTGAAAACTGGTATGTTGGTATTTGATATTCCAGTAGTAAATGTAGATACTGTTGACCAAGTAGAACCAGTGTAAACCTTTAAAACATTTGAGCTGGTATTAAAATATAAATCACCAGCCGTTAAAGAATCTCCATCATTATCAACAGATGGATCACTAGACTTAGCACCAAGGAATATATCATCAAAATTATCTAAAGCTGTTGCTGCACTGGTTGCACTACTAGCTGCTGCTGTGGCACTATTGGCTGCGTTGGTAGCTTGTGTTGATGCTGTACTTGCACTTGTACTTGCATTAGATGCCTGAGTAGATGCTGTGCTTGCACTACTGGCTGCTGCCGTTGCTGAAGATGCAGCAGCAGTGGCTTTTGTTGTTGCAGTTGTTGCAGATGTTGCTGCTGATACGGCATCTACTAATAATGCAAAATGATCTGTGTCTGTAAGTGTATCTCCAATAACTGAGTCTGCAACACAAATATATATATTGTTTAATTGTGCTGTAGTTGTGGCTTTGACTATATCTCTTACAGTAAAAGCTGCTGTAGTTGTTGTTGCACTGTCACCTTTAAATGTACCTAATTCCTGTGTAACAGCTAATTCACCACTTGCATTAAAAGATAATACCTTACTAGCTCTGTCTGTTGCTGACGTTGTAAATTCTGTAGATGTCATAGTATTAGTTCTTGATAACTTAATACTTCTATCTATTTCTTCCTGCATCTGCTGTGATATAAATGTGAGTCTGTCTAACGCATCTTCATGTGTAGCTGCTGGAAAAGGATCATTTGCAACATAGTCTGTGGCTTGTGTTATAGCCATGTTACGTCTAATAACAACAGTAACGCCACTAGCAGGAGCCGTACCAAACACAACATTACCACCACTTGCATTGCCTGCATTTGTAACTGTGTAATGTGTTGTAAGTGACTGCACTGTTTCAACACCAGTAGATGCTCTCAGTATCACAGTTAAGTCAGCGTCAGCAAATATCTTAAAGCCATAGGCAAATGTTGTGGTACTGCCGTTGCCACTATAGCTGTTTCTTGTTGTGGTGCTACTAACTGTCATAATAACTCTCCAATAGCAGAAAATGGGTTACAAGTCCACTTTCTAGTTAATAATATATTATTTTGCATTTTAATCAACCCTCGCTGATTCAGGTAAATCTTCAAACATCTTGTTCATAACATTTTTTATTATAATTGCATTTTGATATGGTGCTAATGATTTAAAAGCTCTACCTTGTGCTGCTGATATTTGATAATCGTCATTTAACAATGCTCTACTTACTCCTTGTGCACCTTTGTAGGCAGTATCTATTAACTGCACTGATGGAATACCACTAAGCAAACCTGTTGCCAGTCCTGTTGTCCTTCCATAAGAGAACATAGGGTCCTCACCAAAAAACGGCATACCAGTATCTATCAAAGCAGGAAACAATGAAGCGTATGAACTTCTTTGAAATGCAGCTTTGCCTATTTCAACAGCAGATAATCTTTCTTTTAAAAACTCCTCTTTGTCNTGTCTNCCTACAGCNTTAGCGTGCATTTGTGCAGTATAAGATAATCCAGCAAAAAATGATGAATACATCATGGCAGAATATGCAGCAAAGTCATTACGTTTAATGTTGTGTAAAAATTGTTTAGAGTAAGAAACAAGCATAAATGTTCTAAACTGACTTATTATTTTACCCATTGTGCTTGTCATGTGTATATTTAAGTTACCTACATCATTCTGCTGTATGCTCTGTCTGGTCCATCTACTTATAGCCATAACAAAAGCATCTCTTGCATCTATGTCATCCCAAGCATCTAAATTAATTCTTCTAATTTTTCTGCTTTTGAAAAACACTGATGGACTTGTTATTGCGTTTTGTCTTATTTGCTGAAAAACCCTTTGCGACATATCAGAATCTAATCCAAGACTTTCCATTCTTTTGGCTATATCTTGTTGTTTAGTGCTTCTGCCTATCTTTTTAAAGTTTATGCTTTTAATACCAAATGCTAAATCAGTTAAAGATTGCACAGCAATTCTTCCTGCAGATCTTTCTAACCCAGCAGTCAAAGGAGCCATGAGAGATATATCTGCTGTAATTCTTTTTAATGGCTGAGCAGCTAACCCTACTCTATCTATAAAATCTCCTCTGCCTTCAACATAAATATCATGTGCATCATATTTATTCATTGATTGATGTATTCTTCTATCAACACCAATACCTGCAAACGCTTCTAAATCTCTTGCAACAGGATCTTCAAGTTCGCCATTTGTTGTCCTTTTTAACATTGCTGCAAATTCAGGAATGACCCTTACTAAACCTCTAATTCCATCTATTGATACTGCATTACCAAGTTCTGCAACTTGTGCAAATCCTACTTGGTTCATTACTCTAATAAAATTATAATCCATTAGCAATCTTGCCATTCTATTTGCGTCTGATGATGGGTTTTGTATTGTTTTAGGTGGCCTGCCTAAAATCATGTCATACATAACTTCAAATTTTAAAATGTCTTTCTCAGCTTGTTTTAATCCATCAACGCCTAGTTCATCACCTTCTGCCCTTATTAGCTTCATTTGTTTTTCAAAATCTGCGTCACTTTTAATACCTTTTTGTGCAAAAGCTATTCTTCCTGACATTTGATTTACATACGAATTAAAAACTTGTTCAGCATCTCTATTCATCAAATCTTTAACTGCTATTCTTTTGCCGTCAAAGTTCATTTCATAATTTAAATCAAACTTAAGACGTTTTTTTGCTCTTGACGGAACGCCCTCTGGTTTAAAATGCAAAAGATTTACCAAAGCATCTGCTTGTGACGTAGATAATATTTCTTCTTCTACAAGTAAATCTCTTAAAAACTCTTTGTTTGATGTGCTAAAAATCCTTGACACACCTGCATCTAAACCAACATGACGATTAACAATTTTGTCTCTCATTCCTCTACCAATAGCATCTGCTAATTCTTCAGTTAACTCAGGATTGGCGTTTCTCAAAGACCGAGACAATAGCATTGGTATAAAACCATCATCTGTCTGTTGCCTAAGTGTAGTAAATTTGTGAGAATCCCATAAATGTGTAAAATACCTTAAATCTTCAGGTATATCTTCAAACCCTTTGACACCAGCGTTTTTCGCATCTTGTAATATTTCTTTGAACACATTTCTTTGTCTTTGTGCTGCATTTATAACTGCTTGATTCCTAGAAGAACCAGGAAACTCAATTTCATCTGCAACTAATCTACCAAAATCAGAACGCTGAACACCCCATTTTCTTTTAAAATAACCAATATTATTAGATTTTGCCCATTCTTTGTAAGAATCTTCATAAGCGTTATAATATCTAACGCTGTAACTTCTTGTCTTAGTTGTCTTTATTAAATCTGCTGTAAATTCACCAGGCTCTACAGCATCCTCTCCTACAATACCTGCAAGTTTTCTTGACAAAGATAAAGTGCTTGCTTTTAATTGACCAATCATGTCTATTCTTAATTTGCCAAAAAAACTAAATGGTGTATCGCTTGCTTCTTCTATTGCAGCATCTGCACCTGTAACTATCTCTTTTATTTGTTTAGGTTGACTTAAAGAATTTTCCATAGCACCCACACTTCCGTCAGGTCTTTTGTAATCCTCTGGTTTTGCTATACCTTGATTAATGGTTGCCTGTTGTATATCACTTACTTGACCTTGCTCAAAGTCGTTAACACCTTTTTTAAAAGCATCATTTAACATTTTATCTGATGACTTTCCAAATGTACCACCGATAGCACCACCTAATAACATACCACCAGCAGTGGCATAAAGAATATCGTATGGATCTTTTACTGGGTTTTGTGATACTAAATATGCTTCTATTGCAGCACTAGAAACACCACCTGTTGCCAAACCTCTAAATGCCCTTCCAAGTCTTGTTGCTTTTGATCCCCATATAAATGGTGCTGCCACACCTTCGGTTAATGCTGTAGCTGTTATTGCAGCAGGGTCTATAGTAGCAGCAGCCAGTCTTAGTGGTATACCTGCCCAACCATAATCAGCTAATGTTTTCTCATTCTTCATTGACTGCAAAACTCTTTCACGCAATTTTTCGGCATGAGGTCTACTTACGGCATCTTCTAAAAAATCTTGATATTCTAATGGTATATCTTTTGTAAACTCAGCATAAGATTTATCATCTAA